AACTATGGACACAGCTATCACAAGACTAGCCGCCCTAGTGTTTTTTGGCGGTGTGTCTTATGATTTCTCAGCCGATGCCGCAGAGGTTTTGGATGCCGCCGCCGTAGCACAGGCAAGCCGAAAACTTCTTTTTGTGGTGTCGTCAACTTCTAGCGATTTGGACGGATCCAACGGACTTTTATATAAGATTTCAAATCAATCGCTATCATACACTCGCGGACTGTATTATTCAGATTCCGCCGGTGCCCAAGCTTTCAAATGGGCGTATGCAGGACGCGGGCTTTCCACTAATTTTAGCGCAGTCAACACCACTTCAACCATGCAGCTAAAACAACTTGCAACAGTAGACGCAGACGAAGATTTGACGGCCGCATATTTGGCCAAAGCCGCCGCCGTAGGCGCAGACGTTTACATTAATTTAGCCGGAAGGGCTTCTTTGATGTCATATGGTGTAAACGGATTTTATGACGATGTGTACAACTTGGCTTGGTTTATTGGGGCATTGGAAGTCGCAGGATTCAACCGACTTGCACAAGTCGGGACAAAAATTCCGCAAACTGAAACCGGTATGAACCTTCTGAAAAATGCTTACCAAACAGTTTGTGACCAAGCGGTTACAAATGCTTTTGTAGGCCCAGGCGCATGGTCGTCTGCGGACACATTCGGAAGCCCAGAAGATTTCCGCCGCAATATTTCGTCCAAAGGGTATTATATTTACTCGGCCCCTGTTGCGAGTCAGTTATCAGCGGATAGGCTTCTTAGAAAAGCGGTCCCAATTCAAATAGCCATTAAATACCAAGGGGCTATCCATAAATCCGATGTAATAATTTTCGTTAACGCATAAGGGGAAAATATGTCAATAGTAAGATTAGTCGGTGACGACAGTATAAGCATAAATGGGGCATTATTGACCGATTTCGGCCACGGGGAAGTAGCCAAGCTAACCTTTAACACTGACGTTGTGACAGTAAAAACTGGAAAAAGTGGCAACGTGATCTACGCCAAAAATGCCACAGGAAATCAAGCGACGCTGGAATTAAAAGTTTTGCGGGGGTCCCCAGACGACGCAAGATTGCAAGCGCAATTGGAAGCCTACAACGGGGATTCTGCGGCGTATGTTTTAATGTACGGCAGTTTGTCAAAAAATATAGGAAAAGGCGACGCAAGCAAAGTGACAGATACATACACTTTGACCGGCGGCGTGATACAGAAAAACGTGGAAGTCATTTCCAATATCGAGGGTGATGTTGAACAGGCGATTAGCGTGTACACAATTGCCTTTGCATTGGCACCAAGGACTATCGCATAATGATTAAGAAAACTTTACCGAGTGGGGCGGAATTAGACATCACACTTCTCGAATATGAGGACGCTTGGGCGATTGCCCGAATGATTATGGATCAACTTGAAAAATTAAAGATTGATCTATCGGGGTTAGATTTGGAAAATATGACCCTCGACGACATAAAAGCGACAGATGTGATGAAATTTAAAAGCCCCATATGCGCCCTGTTGGCGTCCTCGGTAGTGGTTGAGGCCGCAAGGATCTGTTTTGTTAAATGCACCTATAATGGTTTAAGAATATCTAAGCAGACATTTAATTCTGTAGAAGCAAGGGGCGATTATCTTTTTGCTGCTTTCCATAGCATAAAGGAAAACGTATCCCCTTTTTTCGCAAGTCTGCTTTCATTTTTGCAGACGAATTAACGGCCCCGACTGATAATCTGCCAGTAGTCACCATTAATATGCCAGCCAAGGATTTTATAATAATGGAATTGGCGCATAGTGGTTTTGGTTCCCCAGGCGTTTTGATGAAAGAACGTGTTGACATAATTTTAGATGCGTATGATTATTTAAAATATAGAGTCAAATATGAAAATCAGCGTTATCTATTAGGGCGGGATAAATAATGCAAGTCGGCGAGTTAATCCTAAAATTAGGGGTTGTCAGTTCGGGCGCAGGGGCATTGCAACAGTTCGAGGACAATGCCAAAAAATCTGCTATCGCCGCAAATGATGTGGACAAAAAAACCCATAAATTAGATGTATCCACTAAAAGTCTACGACAAAATATTTTAGCCGGGGTAAAAGCTTTTCAGGCTTTTCGGGTGCAAATAGTTTTAGCCGCAGGGGCAATGACTGCTTTAACAAAAATAGCGAGTAACGCCGCTTTTGAATTGGTTAAATTCACCAATTTAACCGGGCTATCGTCCCAACAATTACAGGCGTGGCAACAACAAGCCGCGGCAAGCGGGGTGTCTGGGGATGAATTAACCCAGTCAATTATGAGGGTCCAAGAAGCTTCCAACCGGATACAAATGGGCGAGGGGGATGCCGCCCCATGGAAACTTTTAGGGATAGACCCGACTCAGGATCCCTTTGTCGTATTAGGGCAATTACAAAATCAAATGAATTCCTTCTCTAATAAAGGCATGGCGACCATGTTCGCTAGGGACCTGGGGCTTTCGGATAATGTCATATCATTCATAAAAGAGCGCGACAGACTTCCGGCGGCGGATAAAAGTTTACTTTTATCAGAAAATGAAGTGAAAAATTTAAAAGAATTTAACATCTATTTTAATCGAGTATGGGACAATGTAAAACGGTCAATTAATAAATTGGGCGTTACCCTGGCCCCCATAGCCACAAGTATAATGTGGGTATTCGATCGGATGGCAAAAGCCCTTGTCACTATCAGTAAAGGGTTTGATATTGCGGGGGATAAACTCTCGAAATATAAAGGGATATTTATCGCCCTTGGTATTGTTATTGCGGCAATTCTTTTTCCCACACTTTCTGTGATTCTTTTGATCGCTGCGGCGATAGAGGACGTAGCAAGCTATGTGCGAGGGGACAAGAGCCTTTTTGGTGATTGGCTTGCCAACGCCAAAGCGGTATTGGCCGTCATAGAAAAAACCATTGAAACCTTAAAGCAGGGGGTAATACCCCAGGGCTGGAAAGATTTTGCAGATAGTTTAAATATGCCGGCATGGGGCGGTCAGATAGTGGACGCAATCACTGGGGCGGCGAATAGCGTGTTGGCCGGGGGCGTAGGCCCATTGGCCCCAACACCGTCCCCAACAGTCAATAATTATTACAGTAACAACTTTACTCTGCCACCTTCTGCGGCGAATAATCCAAAACAATACAGTGCCGAGGCAGCAAAAGCATTCCAGCAAAAAGTGAGTGGGGAATAATGCTAATTGGATCGGCTTTTTATGCCGGAAATTTATCGAACACTTTGCAAGCCGGGGCATCTGCCTTGTCTCTTATTTCCGCCGGAAAAGCACTATTGACCCCGACCCCAAAACCTGGGGTCACTCCCGTTGGGTCCCCGAATTCTTCCTTTTTTGGGAACATCGGTTTGCAGTATTTGGGGGGTACCCCGGTATCGTTTCTTTTCGATGTCCCGCAGTCCGAGGAAGTGGTTTTGACTTCTCAGATAACAGACCACTATGTTGAAGCCAATTATGCGATTCAGGACCACATGGCCCATGAACCCGTAAGAATAACATTGGTGGGCAACATAGCGGAATTGGTATATAAAAAATCAGACATAGAGAAATTTTTGGATATGGTTTTGGACCGGTTATCTTTGCTTCCATGGATTACCCCGTCCAATTCTCTTAAAGTCACCCAAACATTAGCCGATGCCAATAGGCTTCAAAGTGCTTTAGCCGTAGCGGCGACAAGTGCTAAGAACGCCTATAATTCTGTTTTTGGCGACGGTAAGCCCGCTAAAACTTTGCAGCAACAGGCATATGGGACATTAGAGGGGTTTTGGCTTAACAGACAGGTGCTTTCTGTAGAAACCCCCTGGAATACTTTTCCGAGTATGTTGATTGAAAGTATATCTTTTTCGCAGGATGAAACCACGAAAGATATGTCCACAATCACGCTCATTCTCAAAGAATTTAAGACCGCGAGCACGACAAAAGGGTTAGGGCAATTAAAAGGGCGTATTGCATCCCAGGCGTCCGAAGTAGTTAGCAAAGGGAATACCCCCGGCGAATCGGTAGCGAGCTCGGCGGCCACAACGATATGGAATAGTTTTAAGGCACTAGCACAATGAAATATATCGGCTCAATAACCAGCG